TATCTAAACAAAGATTCCACCATGTAGTAAGAGATAACTGGAAGATTTATCAAGGGTTTAATATAAAAAATACAAACACCCTTTACTTGCCTAACAACCTAGCTTAATTTTACCCTACACAAAAATAGTAGGGGTTTAAAATGTTTCCAGAATGTCCAAAAATTCAAAAGTCATTAGATTATAGTAAATTTAAAAAGATTAAATGGAATAGACAGCTAGACGATAACAACTTTAAGAAGCTACTTAAAGAAAACATAAAGATATTTCAACTCCATAAATTCCCTATAATCGTGACAACTAATTATGAAATAATTGATGGCCAACATAGGTTTGAAGTATCTAAAAAACTCAAATCACCAATTTACTACATTGTCGAAGGTCAAGACTCGTCATTTGAAATGGTTCACTCTGTAAATAAAGCAGGAAGAAAGCACACATTAAAAGACAAAATAGAAATGTTATACAAGGCAGGGGATGAAGGGGCAAAAGTTGTTTATAATATTTATGAAACATACGAGAGAAAATTTGATATTAGTGTTATTGCATCAATTCTAATTTCTGGCTCAACTGGTGGAACAGTAAACTCATCAATAGATTCTTTGGGTAAAATTGAAATAAACAATTATGACGAAGCAATTGAAATTTTACATGCTTGCACAAAATTAAATATTGAGGACAAATACACTCAAAGAGTAGTTTTTTCATTCAACAAGTTAGTAAAATACGCAAGAAAAAAACCACTACTCATTGTTAATCAAATAAATAAACACATATTTTTGTGGAATAACCCAAAGACAAGAGACCTGGCATTAGAAGCATTTATAAAGTGTTATAATTATAACCAAAGAACAAAAAATAAAATCAAAATAATGATTTAAGGAGAGTTTATGATTACTCAATCTAATGAAGTGGCAAAGTTGATGATTGAAAGACGCAAACAATTAAGATTGTCTCAGACTAAACTATCAACAAAATTAGGTTTCTCAGAAAAAAATGGTCAATACGTAAGTAATATCGAAAGGGGCCGCTGCCAGTTTCCGACAAGATTTATAAATAAACTTGCAAATGCTCTTGAGGTTTCAGAAGAAACAATTATAGAATTAATGACCAACGACTATAGAGAAGCAGTTAAAAAAGAGGTATTAAATGCACATCAATTATCTAATCAAACAACTAATTAGTTATGAATCAAAACTAGAAGACAAGCTCGACATGCTAACAGAAATAGCAATCATGACAAGTAATGATAAGGTATTAAAAGCAACTGAAGAGGTAAGAAATGAACTTGTTAATCAAGACGCAAAAGACCACGATCATCCGAATCACATCAGTAATTTTCAGCTTTAGGAATGGCAAATGATAGCCGTTTGGTTTAGTTCTGGTGCAGCCAGTGCGGTTGCAGCTAAGAAAACTATAGAAATCTATGGAAAAGATCACGAAATTAGGGTTATTAATAATCCAATTAAAGAGGAACATGAGGATAATTTAAGATTTCTTCGTGATGTAGAAAATTGGATTGGTAGAAAAATAGAATTTGCAGTAAACCCAAAGTTTCCAAATGCTTCAGCTTATGAGGTGTGGGAAAAAAGAAAATATATGTCTGGTGTTTCAGGTGCGCCATGTACTTTTGAATTGAAAAAGAAAGCAAGACAATTATGGGAAGAAACAAACAAACCTGACTTTCATGTTTTAGGATTTACTTTTGATGAGATAAAAAGACATCAAAGATTTGTTACAAACGAGAGAGAAAATGTTTTACCAGTATTGATTGATCTTATGATTACAAAAGAAGATTGTTTTAAAATTATCCAAGAAGCTGGAATCAAGCTTCCAGAAATTTATTCAATGGGCTATCCAAATGCAAATTGTATTGGATGCGTTAAGTCAACAAGTGCGACCTATTGGAACCTTGTTAGATCAAAGCACCCAGAGGTATTCATAGAGAGAGAGAGACAATCAAGACACATAGGTGCAAGACTTGTGATTTATAAGGGAAAAAGAATCTTTTTAGATGAACTACCAGAGACAGCAAAGGGAAGAAGCTTAAAAAATCTAAACTTTGAGTGTGGTATTTTTTGCGAGGAGAAATCATGACACTAAGAAAAAGCATAAGCCATCCAGAATTACTGGTTGGTTCTAATGGATCTATTTACCTTTCAACAACAGGTCAAAGAATTAATCTTATCCAGGATCATGGCACTACAATGCGAGGGCATATGATCGCTTATAGATACAACGGAAAGATAAAGCAATTATCAGTGCTAAGACTGGTATTTGAGGCGCATATTAAGAAAGCTAAAATACAGACTAATGACTATGTGGAAACAATAGATGGTAATGATTACAACCCTGATGCAAGTAATTTGACTTACGGCTCAAGATATAGGAAACCAGCAAAGAAAACTAAGGTTGATAAGAATGGAGAAGCATATTCCACTTGGATGGGTATTGATGAGGTATATTGCTAAGGAGGTATAAAATGGAAAAGATTAAAGAGCTAATTGAGTTAATAGAGTTTGAGTATGGTGATTGCAATTGCGACTCTGAAAAAAAGTGCAGTTATTGCAAGATAATGGAAAAGATAAAAGAGGTAGAAAATGAACGCTAAAGATAAGGACACAATAGAACAATTTAAGCTTATTTATGATTGCTTAGAAGGTATATCGGCTATACATGATAACCGAGCGGAGCAATACAATTCAGTAATAAATTACCTAATACAGGAAGCTAAATTTTTAGTTGAGCAAGGAATCAGAGAGCTTAATAGAAAAAAGTCGAAATGAACGATAAAGATAAAGAAGCACTAAAAGAAGTAGATGAAAAACTATAAATCAAATAAGCCATGTATTGCCTGCGGAGAATCTAAAGATGGGTTCGTCTGTTTTCATCATGTAAAGACTAGAAAGTCAGGTGGAACAGATGAGGAACATAATCTAATGCCTTTATGCGCTTGGTGTCACACAACAATTCATAAGATTGGATTGGTTACTATGGCAAAGAAGCATGTATCCGTTCATAATTGGCTAGTAAAAAATGGCTGGGAATTTACAATGGGCAAGTGGGTCTATAGTTCACAAGGACTAGGCTCATCCGAATAGATAATTATTGTTTCTGGTATGTTGTCGGGATTGCCTAATCTCCATGAGTAATGTTCAGCTTCAGATCCTTCGTAACCTTCAGAATAACTAGACTCAACATCAGATGATTCGACTTGTTGCTTAACATCGTAATCGGCATAAATAGCTTGTAATAAATAATCATTAGGGTAGAAAACTGGCATTGATAGAATAAAAACTATAATATTCTTCATTTTTATAGGATAAACCCTATTGACGAACCATGTAAAGATTACTTAGTCTGAGAATAAGAGTCGGTGACTCGAAACATAATTCTCGGTGGGAATATGCAAATTCAGGCAAAAGAAATCCAATTAGTGGACATTGATTCACTTGTTTTAAATCCTAAGAACAATAACAAACACCCAAAAGAACAAATTGATAGACTAGCAAAATTGATTCAATACCAGGGATTTAGAAATCCTGTTATTGTATCAAAGCGAACTGGTTTTGTATTAGCTGGGCATGGAAGAATTGAGGCGGCGAAACTTGCTGGCTTGAAAGAAGTTCCTGCTATGTTTCAGGACTTTGAAAATGAAGCTCAAGAATATGCTTATTTAACAAGTGACAATGCAATTGCTAGTTGGGCAGAGCTTGATCTAAGTGCGGTTAATACCGAGATGCTGGATCTAGGGCCTGACTTTGATATTGACCTATTGGGGATAAAAGATTTTGTAATTGAGCCAATTGAAAAGTTTGAGCCACAAAGTGACGAAGATGCTGTTCCTGATGTTGTTTATCCAATTACCAGAAAAGGCGATATTTGGTTGCTTGGTAATCATCGTTTGATGTGCGGTGACTCGACCATGATTGATGATGTTGAAAAGCTAATGAATGGCGAGAAAGCCGACATGGTTTTTACTGATCCGCCATATGGCGTTTCGTACACTGGGGGACTTGGTGACAATGGAAATGGCATAGAGTCAAACAAGAGAGAAATGATTAAGAATGATGACATAGATTTATATTATGAAGCAGTGACGACGGCTAATCACTTTTCTAATGGGCCTGTTTTTATGTTTTATGCTGACACCGTACCTTTTCAGCTTTATGCAGCCGTTAAAGACGTTGGTGCAAAGATAGTGGCTATGATTGTATGGAAGAAAAAGGGTGGATATGGAGCCCTTGGCGCATCGTACAAACAAAATCACGAACCATGCTTGATTTGGCTGCCAAAGGGAAAGAAGTTAAACTTTATAGGTGAAACAACTGAAAACAGAGTATGGGAAATGGATAAGGACGGCCTTAATAAGCTTCACCCCACTCAAAAGCCAGTAGCAATACCCAAAAGAGCAATAGGCAACCACGAGGCAGAAATTGTTTTAGACATATTTGGGGGTTCAGGATCAACAATGATTGCATGCGAAGAGTTAAAAAGAAAAGCTAGATTGATGGAACTGGATGAAAAATACTGCGATGTTATTATCAAACGATGGGAACAATACACAGGTAAAAAAGCCACGCTAGAATTAACAGGACAAACATACGAAGAACTAAAGGTGGAGCGAGATGGCACGTCCAACTAAGGATCTTGAGAATATGGAGTTTGATGGATGGGATCAGTTAGACGCTCTTATTATCTGGGCCGATCAAGAATATTGTTGCGAGAAGCTTGGTGTTAATACGGACACATTAACTAAAAAGATAAGAGAAAAGTTTGGTTGTGGTTTCTCGGAGTATAAACGCAAAAGGCAAGAACCCATGCGAATTAACCTATTAAAGAAACAATATGATGTTGCCATGAGCGGAAACGTATCAATGCTTATTTGGCTAGGAAAACAACACTTAGGACAAAAAGATAAGGTAGAACAAGAAGTCAAAGAGGTTGATCTTGTCTTTGAAGCTTAAAATACCATATCAACCATTGCCATCACAGAAGCCTGTCTTTGACGATGACGTGACGGAAACTATTCTACATAGCGCAGGACTTGGAAGTGGTAAGTCATACAACCTGTGTATGAAACTTATTAAACTTTCAAAGTTAAATAAAGGTCATGCTGGTGGCCTACTTTGCCCATCATATGCCATGTTTAAGAAAGATATTTACCCTACATTCCAGGACATATTTGAAAAGTCTGGAATACCGAAAGGTAAGATTTGGGATTACAACGCTCAAGATAAGACTTATACCTTTATTTGGAACAATAAACCACTATACATATTTACCGCAGAAAACGAAATCGCTGGCCCTAACTTAGGTTATGGCGGTGTTAACGAATTTTCACTTTGCCAATGGGATAGGATTAATCAATTCATTCGACGGATAAGAACAGACTCTCCATTCAAACAAAAAATTCTAGCTGGAACACCAGAGGACAAATTTGGTTGGGTTATGGATTACGTCAACATGATGAACGAACAGGAACAAAAAGATCCTGGTAAGTTTAAGATCGTGTTTGGTGATACATCAGAGAATAAGCACATTGATCAAACATACGCAGCGACTCTTGAATATATGCTTGATAAGAAAGCACTTCAGGTATTTAAAGAGGGAAGAATAATTAAGATTAGTGGCGACTTATTTTATTACTCATTTGATCGATCTAGACACGTAAGACAAATTACTGACATACCTAAAGGCAAAACAATTTACGCTAACCTAGACTTTAACGTAGGAAGAATGACCTGCACTTTTGCACAAATGATCGGTAAGACACCGTACTTTTTTGACGAGTTTGAGCTATTGGGTAACTCAGACACACAACAAGCGGCGCATGAAATCCTTAAAAGATACGGTAAAAATGTCATGATAACTATTGACGCAAGTGGTAAGAATAGAAAAACATCAGGTGCATCGGACTATCAAATATTAATGCAAGCTGGGTTCGATAAATCACAAATAAGGTTTAAGTCGGTCAATCCAAGGTTCAGAGAAAGACAGCTTTTAGTTAATGGTAAGTTTGATAAAGACGAAATAATCATATCACCAAAATGTAAGGTGCTTATAAAAGACCTAGAACAAGTTGAGCAAAATAAGCTAACATTTGAAAAGATTAAAGATAAAGACGGTAAATTGACACACGCATCAGATACATTAGATTATTTTATAGACTATGAATTTTCATTGTATCTAAATAGATCAACTAAATTTACTCAACTATAGGATTAAATATGCTTAAACAGAAAAGAAAACAGATTATCGAATACATTAAAGCTCATCGGGAGTTTTTAAAACTTAACTCAGAAGCTTTAGATATTTACGAGGGCAATTTACTTCCTTACGTTGATAACATTTTAAGGTCTTCATTATCCGCCACTTATTACAATTCAATTAAAGATAGAGTATTGCCTATTAATATCCTTCAAAGGTTCATTGATAAGGTATCAACTACCTATTCAAAACCACCAATTAGATCGGCGGAAGATGAAAGAACATCAGAGTTCGTTAGCTTCTATGAGAAAGCACTTAACATTAATAACTCTGGTAACATTGCCGATGTTTACTCGCACCTATTCAAAGGGTTTGCATGGGAGCCGTACATTAATAAGAACGGTAAACCAGCATTAAGAGAGCTACCTTTTAACTCGTTCCTAGTCATGTCTGACTCTATGGTTAACCCAGAAGAAGAGACAGTTTTTATTAAGTTCATGGGCAAGCAAACTAACGACGATGATTCAATGTTATTATTCGTTTATACGGATGAAGAATTTGACGCTTTCTACATGAATGGAACTGAGGCATCTCAATACCTAGTAGAAAACCAAGGTGTAAACGTAATCGGAACAATCCCATTTATTTACGGAAAAAGACAAAAGAATAGACTAATACCAGTGATTGATACCGACATGCTTGCGATCACTAAAGCTATTCCTTGCATGATTACGGACGGTGCAGGGGCGCAGCTTTACCAGTCATTCAGCATAATTTATGGTATTGATATTTCTGCTGAGAATTTAAAAATGTCACCTAATGCCCTTTGGTCTATTAAGTCAGATCGGGAGAGTGACAAGAACCCACAATTGGGAATATTGCAGCCAAGTGCTGACACCGCTAAGATTCTTCAGTTCATCTCAACTACATTTGCTCTTTGGTTAGAAACTAAAGGTGT